AAGAGATATCGTTTTAAGGACGATAAGGATATTTGGCGCGAAGTCCGTGTGTGGTTTGTACCTGAAGTTGTAAAAGGGGAAATTGAACTTCAGGAAATAACTTATGAGGATGAGGAAATTCCGTTTTAGAGAGGGGTTACATGACACACGAATTATTATATTATGGTCCACCGGGCACAGGCAAGACTCAAAATATTTCAAAGCTGGTACGCGGTGCTTTAGAGGAGGGGATCCCTCCTGAGAGAATTGCCTGTGTCTCCTTTACCAGAAAAGCAGCATCCGAGAGCCGGGAACGGGTTTGTAAGGACTTGGGCGTAACAGAGGACATGTTACCCTATTTTCAAACCCTTCATTCGATGGCCTTCCATGCCGGCGGCTTTAAACGGTCAGACCTGATATCACCACAAGATTTAAAAGAAATTGGGGGCGCAGTGGGACTCTCTTTTTCTGCCTACGCCAAGAAGGACGTAGAAACAGATTTTGATACGCTAGGAGTATCTCAGGGTGATCAGTATCTCTCAATGTACCAGCTTTCTCGTAGTAAAAAGATGGATCTTGAGGAAGTCTTTAGATCCACTTCCAATTACGATTTGTGGTGGAACGAACTAAAGCGTCTTGTGGGATCGTACACTAACTTTAAAAAGGCCAAAGGCAAAGTTGACTTTACGGATATGATTGAGCTGTTCGTCAGGAAGAATGACCCCCCAGACATTGATGCGCTGTTCGTGGACGAGGCACAAGATCTATCCACGTTACAATGGGAAATGATTTCTGTTCTTCGTCAGACCCCTCGTATCCAGATCTTTACAGGTGATGATGACCAAGCCATCATGGGATTCCAAGGGGCAGACGTAAGAGCTTTTCAGAATTGCGCTTCCCAAACAAAAGTTTTAACGCAGTCGTACAGGCTTCCTCAAAAAGTATACGAAGTAGCACAAAATATAGTACGTCGCATTGAGGGAAGGGAACCAAAGATTTGGTACCCCACAAGAGAAACAGGATCTGTTACGTACCATCGAAACCTGGAAGAAGTTCCCCTTGAGAGTGGGGAGTGGTGCATTATGGCGAGAACCAACCGGATCGCCAATATCTATGCGAACATGCTTCGTGAGCAAGGTTGGGTATTCAGTCGTTTTGGCGCCCCTAGTATTCCATTGAAAATGTATACAGCCATCCTGGATTGGGAGTCTTGGTGCAAAGGTTCCTTGTTATTACCAGAACAAATTAGAAATATTTACAGCTTTATGGAGAGTAAGAAAGGGTTTAGACATTCCTTTGGACCACGATCTAAAAACCTTTTAGGTTTACTCCCGGATTGTCTGACTAAGATGGAAGATGCAAGAACTACGTTGGGTTTACTTGCCCCATCTGGACGATGGCACGAGCAATTAACGAAAGTGGATACCGATAGTAAGCACTATATTCTAAATGCTCTTAAACGCGGGGATAATGTTAAGAATCCTCGTATCAAAGTAAGTACAATTCATTCCATGAAGGGGGGAGAATGCAACAACGTACTAGTGATTCCAGATCTGAGTTTTGCAGCGTCCAAGGAATATCATCGTCGCCCCAATACAGAGCATCGAGTGTTCTACGTGGGGGTAACAAGAACAAAACAGAATCTTCATCTGATGGAACCCCTGGTGGAGTCCAAAAGATTCTACTCGATTTAGATAAAGAATTGCCAGACCACCCCCATCCAGAGAGAGTCTTGATTGAGGCGTTTCGGCTGGTCAGTGGATCACGGGCCGTTCAGCATGGGGATTATACAGAACTCCACAGTCGAATTGCGAAGTTGTGGAGTGCTTACTTGGGGGTTCCTGTTAAAAGTTCACAGGTTGCCTTCTGCATGACTCTTGTAAAAGCAGCACGGGATGATTGCGGAGAATACAATAAGGATGATGGTGAAGATGCGACAGCATACACCGCACTATGGGCGGCTCTTACTGCGAAAGAGAGACTAGACTAGTGCGCGAGGATCTATTTGAGGAATCAATATGGACCCCTCCCGAGAACCTTCCTGACCTGTCTGGCGAGAAAATTATCGCAATCGACGTAGAAACCAAGGACCCAAACCTCAAGGATTTGGGACCGGGCTGGCCGCGTAAAGATGGTAAGTTGGTTGGGATCGCAGTCGCTACGGAGGGGTGGAACGCTTATCTTCCGATTGCTCACTGGGGTCCGGGGAACATGTCCAAAAACCTGGTGTGCCGTTGGCTGCAAGATCAGTTGGATTATGGCATGTCAGTGGTATTCCATAATGCACAGTACGATCTGGGGTGGTTGTTGAGTGAAGGTATAAAGGTTAAAGGTCCGATACTCGATACCATGGTGGCCGCTCCCTTACTGGACGAAAATCGTTTCAGTTACTCCCTTAATGCGCTAGGAGCCTCATACCTTGGAGAACGAAAAGCGGAGGAGGAATTAAAACGTGCAGCAGCCCAACACGGGGTAGATGCCAAAGCGGAAATGTGGAAGCTTCCGGCATCGAGAGTTGCTTTGTATGCGGAGACAGATGCCAGATTGACTTTGGAACTATGGCATGTGCTATACAAAGAAATAGAGAAAGACAATTGCTTGCCTATCCTGGATCTTGAGTTGTCTTTGCTTCCCCTTGTCTTTGAGATGCGAAGAAGAGGGGTTAGAGTGGACCTGGAGAAAGCACAGAAGACAAAAAAGATACTGGAAGGCAAGGAGAGGAAGCTTCTTGTAGAGGTTAAAGAGGAAACAGGAGTGGACCTTGAGCCGTGGACCGCGACCAGTATGGCTTCTGTGTTCGACAAGTTAGGTCTAACCTATGAAAGAACAGCCAAGTCCCAAGCACCTAGTTTCACTAAAAACTTCTTACAAGACCATAGCCATCCGGTTGCCAAGAAGATTCTGGAGATACGGGAGTACAACAAGGCGAACACCACCTTTGTGGATACGATCCTTCATCATCAGTACGATGATCGCATCCACTGTGAGTTTAACCAGTTGCGCTCGGATGACGGTGGGACTGTGTCGGGCAGATTTTCCTCTAGTCATCCAAATTTGCAGCAAGTACCCGCTCGACATCCTGAAATTAAACAACTCGTCCGGGGCCTCTTCTTACCAGAAGAAGGATGCGTCTGGGGGAGCTTCGACTACAGCGCCCAAGAACCGAGATGGTTGATGCATTATGCATCCCTCACTCCTTCTACGAAGGATCATCCCAAGGTTAAAGAAATTGTGGAGCTATACAAACAGGATGATATTGACTTCCACCAGATGGTTGCGGATATGGCTGGGCTCGACAGGCGTCGCGCTAAGACCATTAACCTGGGAATTATGTATGGAATGGGGCTGGCCAAACTAGGCAACATGCTTGGCAAGTTAAGTATGGAAGAGGCCAGAGAAATACGGGACGAATACGACGAGAAGGTTCCTTTTATACGTACATTGGCATCTACTGTAATGAAACATGCTTCTTCTCAGAAAGAATTACACACCCTGATGGGACGCAAGTGCAGATTTCCCATGAGAGATAAAGGGTTCCGCGCCAAGATATCCCCTGTCCACGTGGATAAGCTGGAAGAAAGATGGCGTGATATAATTGCCACACCTGAAGCCGAGCGGCAGGAATACTGGAGGGATCATGACCCTGATAAGTACCAGGTCGCGTTCACGTTTAAGGCACTTAACCGATTAATTCAAGCCTCCAGTGCGGACCAGACCAAGAAAGCTATGCAGGACTGTATGGGAAGTGGGTACATACCAATGCTTACGGTTCATGACGAGTTGTGCTTTTCCATTGAGGATGACACTCAGATCGAAAGTATTAAATTATTAATGGAGAACTGTGTGACGGATATGAAGATACCGTCACGGGTTGATGTCGGTATAGGAGAAAACTGGGGGGATGCGAAGTAGTTAGTGGCCTTTTGAAAAAGGTATCCATTGGTTTCCGGTACCAACAGTACAGGAAAGTGAATCCACTCCCGTAAGGACCAAGGTCCATGATCCTTCGTCAGATACAAACAATTCAAAGAGATATTTATTATTAGGAGGGGCAATCAGACCTTGCCAAGTTAAATGTTCTTGGGCTTCTGAGGCCAATAGAGCCACAAAATAATCTCTAGGTACTCTTGGATGGTTTAAACAGGGACTTATTGCCCAGGCAAAGGAGGGGAACATGACCAACAAAAAGGCCAGCCACTTCATTGTCCTATCCACTTGTAATGGGGGGGTCTGTAGATTTAGGAGTTATACTACCAATCCCCTCACTCGCCATATTAAGATACTCGTTTGGATCCACCCTACGGCTGGCAGCCAGGGAAACAATGGCTTGCCGAATGGGGATCCCACCGGAAGTAGCCACCTGTTGTGCAGTCTCTGGGCTTTGATATGCCATACTAAGATCTTTCTCCTTGGCAGCAGTCTCCATCCGCTATGCACTTGCAATCAGCGCATTGGTAATGACCATGGACAAAGATTTTTGGTTTATCGCAGCCGCACTTAGGACAAACTGGACCAGGTCCTCCCGTCGAAGCGGCGAGCGCTATTTCTGTTTCTAGTTCCGACATAACTGCAATGCACCCATCCTGAGTGGGGTTCCCCTTCCTTGTAAAATTCCAGTATCAATTGATCGTAAGTTAGCTCATTAATAATCAATCGTGCCACATCTATGTTCGGTATTCCCGGAACCTCGAAGTCAACCGCTTGACCAATTATATGCTGTGACCTGTCCGAGGACCCTAGTAACTGGTTAAGATCTATACACCTGTAACCACTTGAGGGAGTAAAGGGGCGACCATAGTGCGTCCTCACCGGCTCAAGAATATTGGTGCATACTTCCTTCAGGTTCTTTATCGACTCCTCATCTGGTGTGTTGTCTATTCCGTTTCGTGTTGCCGTCTGCGACTTGGTTAACTCCCATAGGGAGAAGTGGTCGGATAGTTTCATGTGATCATTGGATCTCCAGTTAATTTAGCTTCCTCCCTTGCGGCTAATACCCGTATGGCTCTTTGTTCAGGTGTTTCCTGTGCTTGTGCCTGTGCTACTTGAGCAAGAGCTTGAGGAGGAGCAGCTTGAGCGGGGGGGATTCCAAGTCCGCTCCTAACTTGGGCTGGTAGTCCTTGAACAGCCGGCCCTATTTCCTCAGATGTTTCCTTGAGGAACTCCATCCCAGGTTGGATTATTTCCTCACTAATTGTTTCTCGCGTGTCAGCGGAGGGTTGTAACTGAGACAGTGTCATTAATCGAGCTTCTTGGGCAACACGTTCACGTATCTCCATCATTAATGGACTAGCTTGGTCCACATCTGCACCAGCCCTTAACCCTTGTTGATACAGTCGTCTTCCACCTTTAAGCCCCATTACTCCTGCTTGGTATCGGGGTTTTAGTAAACTGTTTAACAGCCATTTTTGGCGTAGAACGCGGCCCATGGTAAAGATAGCCAAGGCTTCTCCCATGAAGTGAAGAGGTTCCGTGACCAATCTAAAACCAGCACCAGCAGCAAACGCGGCGGGGGCCAACCCGGTCTTGCTTCTTAGAGAACTATCAGAAATACGTTCCCCAAGCTTGGAGAATTGTATAAGGCTATCCACCGTGTCCTGACCCAATATTTTAGACAGGGACCCTGTGCCGTGGGAATCTGTTTTACCATTTAGATTCTGGATCGTCCTCCGCATGGCATTGCCCCATGAACCTGAAGCAATTGCATCTGGGGTAATACCTTCTGGGAAAGAAGTAGACACGATCCGCGCCATAACAGCATCTTTAAAACCACCAGCGGCCTCCAATTTGGGGATGCCAAATTCATTCACCAAACGGTCATAGTGATTTGGATTGGCTATAACGGATTCTACCAGATCGTCAGCATTCTGTAGTCGTCCCGTCCGTACAGCTTGGAACAACTTGTCGTCACTTTGACGAATTGATTCTTTAAGAATCCCCTGAAGATTGGCGATCTCATCTGCAATGGGTCGTTCCCCTACCGCCGTTGCCGCTCTTTGTCGGATAGCCGCCGCATCTCCTCTTAGAATTTGAGCGGTAGCATTGGCGAACTCCGTTTTACCAAAGCCCACCATGTGATAGTCCTTGAACAGACTTCTCATAGCGTCTGCGTTTTGCTTGCCGAATAGAGAGGTCTGAAGGCCCTCTCCTAATTCATCAAAACTCTGGGCGAATTTACCAGGGTCAAATGCCCCAAATCGGCTGGATGCTAGAGAGTTTTGTTCTAACC